AAGGAGATCGACACTATCAGAGTGTTTCCTTGGTGTGAGTTTACCTTCATTGATATCGTACTTGAGGAATGGGACTGATTTGTCAGCAACAAGGAAATTCTGGAATGGATCTACTACGAAACCATTTTTGAATCTATCAAGACCTGTTGTTGGGTCTGTAATAACAAGACTTTCAGTTTTATTTTCTAGAAGAGATAGTGCTGTGACTTCTTCTATTGTTCTTATTCTAGTATCAAGATCACCTATCTGCTTCATCGTGTAACGCTTGTTAGCACGGAAGTCGATCTTCACCTCACGTTTTGCATTATAAACATATGGTTTATATGTTATCTTAGCAAGTTCAAATGATTCTGATATACCTTCTGGTTCAACTGGTTTTACAGAAGGAGTTCCTTTTTGTACAGTGAATGATGAGTCTCTGTTGAGGAACAATCTATCTATCCTACCAAGGTAGTGATTGTAATCAAACGTTATATTTTCATCAGTAACAAGCACTGCAGGTGATTGTCCACCACCACTGAAATCTCTTGAATCAAATTCAAATGGAGATCTACTACCACTGTAGGGTGCTACTCTTGGTCTTAGATCAATAACATCTGTATTTCTTATATTATCAAAAGCAGGTACACCATCATAATTCTCTTTTACATAACTGTTGGCTGTAAGAATGTCTCCTGAGTCTTCAGAGTTTATAACATAATGATCAAAGAAGATAGTCAGTCTACCCTGTGGTTCAGGGAACCCTTGCTTACGAACAATTCTACCAAAGTCGTAATACTCTTCTCTTTGTCCAGTATCAAGTATAAAATTATTTCTTATATTAGGATCACCTGAGTTTACGTTTGATAGTATTGCTCTTACACCACTCTCCTCAAAAAATACCTCTTCATTCTCTACAAAAGCAGAGGGGTTTTTAAATATGACATCTACCTTTGTTGTACCATTTCTAGATAAGATTTGTGCTGCTGCACCAGAACTTTTACCAACACCTATCTCACCAACTATAACATCAGTATTATCTCCATTAGGTCCATTGTATGAACCTAAAGTCATGTTTGGTATTGATGCATCACCTGTGCCAGATGATTCAAATACTGCCACTATGTTTACTACATCAGGAACATCAAGAGATATTTCTCTGTCTTGTACTCTCTTACCAAATATACCGCTTGGTGTAAGACCATCACCCACACCTGTAGATATACCTGAGTTAGTTCTACTAGATCCAGTAATTATCTTTGTTGCTTCTCTTATAAGTGTTTTCTGTTTTGATTTTACTTTTGATTTTTGTTGTGTGCTATGTACAACTACAGAAGATTGACTCAACGACAAACCTGATATTGTGACACCTTTACCACCACCTGTGATTACAACCTGATCTGATGTAAGGTCTTCTACAGTTCCATCAGAATAGGAAATTGTATATCTCTCTTCATCAAATGGTGCATATACCATCTCTGTGCCTGTCAATGATGGTAAATCCATCTGACCAGATCCATTTGTGCTTTGACCTGTGTTCTCTATTCTTACTTGTAGTAAAGAGTCAGTAAGATCTAGAGATTCTATATTTTTATTTGCTAACTCAGAGTATAAGAAACCACTTGTAGAATCTCTCAACTTACCTGCTACAAGTTTGAGGTCACTGACAGTTACTGCAGCAGTAGGAAGTGCTTTATGACATACACCTGAAACTGTGTTAGGTGCTGCCACAATAGTGATATTATTATTGACAGGACTTACAGCACTAACCACATTGAATGTGACATCAGTTTGACTAGCACGTTTGTATGCTACTACATCTCCAACTTTAAAACTCGACACCCAACCAGGTGTACCACTGGTTACTACTGATGCACTACCAGATGCACCTGCTACTGTAAAGGATCTTCCTGTAAAATCTTTCTTAGTTTCTAACAAAACATCAGCAGCAAATGTTCTACCTGCTGCTGTAGATCTTACTGATTTTACATCGCTTAGATCAAAGTCAGTTACATCTGTGACAACTCTTCCATCAAGTTCACCATTGATTATTATCTGCTCATCATTAAGAAATGATCCTGATACCTGATTCAAGTTAATTGTAGTGCTACTTGACACTGCAGTACGTAAGAATCCCTTTGCTCCACTATTTCTACCTTCTATCACAGCAGGTAAAGAGATTGTGTGTGCTTGGTTTATAGTAAGTTGAGTGTCTGTTTGTATATCAAAAAGGAATATTTCAAATACACTAGCATTGCCTGTATAACCTGCATTCTGTAGTTTATAATCGTATACTCTTGCCCTACCAATAGAATCACCAGCAGCACTTGACTTAGTTGAACCTAATCTTGCACCACGAAGATCAAGATAATCTGATGTAGCAGCAGATAGATTGATTCTTGCAGAACCAAAGATATTGTTCAATCTCAGTCTATTACCTGCTTGGAATGGCACAGCAGAAGACTCTACCAATCTTGTTGTTCTGGGTTTATCTACATCAATATAATTTGATCCTACAGTTTTAGTTTCATATCCTTTTACATATGCCTTACCAGGACCTACTCTGATATTCAATAAATCTTTTGATGGTACGTTACCCTCATCAGTTTTATTCTCAGGGAAGAATGTACCAAATACACTGTGTCTATCATTCAAACACTCTTTTGCTTCTAAATCAAACTTAGTGACATAATAATCACCACTCTCATCGTATGTTCTTCTTGCAAATTCTTTTGCTAACTCACCATATAAAGTTGTTTCAATTATCTTTTTGGTATCACCACCTTGAAGTCTTTGTAACTCAATGAAGTTTTCATCTTGGAAGTCTGTTAGTTCTTTCTTAATGAGAGATAAACTAATCTTGAGCCTATCAGCACCAGGAGCAGTGAAATTGGAGAATCCAGCAGCATTATCATATAAACTATTATCATCAACAGCAGTGACAATCTCTTCCGTAACATTGAATCCTACCCTATATGATGGTAAATTACTATATTGATCTAATATAAGTGTTTCTGGAAGCACCTCTACAAAGACACCTCTTGCAAAGAACACACCTCTTGTTATAGTAAACGCTGATCCTATTGAAGTTGCATTTGAATTGATGGCAGTTGCAAAGTCAGATCCGTTTGATATAGTGGTGACACCGTAGTTTATGTCTGCTAAAGTTGTGAGAGCCTCACCATCTAGGAATTGCTCTGACAAATAGTCATCAGAACTCTTCTCATATTTTACAAATAGTGTAGTATTATTAGTTACTGATTCTGTAGATGATATTACTTTGACAACTTTTGCTGTGATACCAGATTGTTTTCCCTTTATACTTAGACCAACCAACTTGTCATAATACAATTCTACAGGAACACCAAAAAATGTAGATTCTATTTTGACAGATGTATATTGAGCATCATACTTGAACACACCAGGAATCACCATAGACCCCTCTTTGAAGATGTGTTTACCAAACTTTTCAACCTGATTCTGTAGAATAGATTGAAGTGTGGTTAGTTCTCTTGCTTGTATCGGACTGCCAGGTTTGAATAGAACTCGATTGAAGTTCTTTGATGAATCAAAATCATCAAAATAAGGACTGACGTTTAGGTTGGTGTTCTGTGGCATCGTTAGAATTCTAAGATGATTTTAATATCTTCTCGTTGGTTTGTTGCTCTGGTAACTTCAGGTCTTTGGTCAACGTAGATGATATTTCCAGAGTATTTTTTGATCTCTGGGTTTGCCAATCCACTGTTATATGTTTGTCCAAAGTAATATGTCCTTGAGTTCACTGTTGTAGAAACTCCTGTGAAACCTGTATCAATTGAAAGGGTTTCAGTTCCTCCTGTAGTTTTGACAATAACGTTTGTATTACCACCACTTGCAGGACTTGCAGTGAATCTATTTAGTTTGTATCCGTAGGTGGGTTTCTCACCTAAGGTGTCATTAGTAGCAAGGGATCTGTCTTGCCAATACTGTAATGATTTAGTCACTGGATCATACCCAATAATTTGTCCTACAGCAGTAGAACCCAATCCAACAGTTTGTGTAATTTCACCATCAACCTCTACTGACATACTGGTTGTCGCTGCACCTGCTAGTTTCAATCCATACACACCAGAAGCAGATGATGCAGTGAGTAGATTTGTACTACCAAACTGACTGGGATTTTCAATAATACCAATACGTGCAAATTGGTTACCTGTTGGGAAGTCAGGGTTAGTGACATCACTGTTCTCAATACGTGAGTATACAAGAACTTTATTTGCACCTAATTCTCTGTATATGTCAGCACCGTGACCGCCTGGTGGTGGTACGATCACAGAAAAAGATGCTCCACTACCTGTTACAACATCATCTAAGTCTAAGGTAGCGAAAGAATATCCACTCCCACCGTTTGTGACCTGAACAGCAGAGGGTTTACCATTGATGAATGTAACAGATGCCAGACCGTCTGATCCATCTCCTCTTATAGGCACAGCGTTCTTAGTACCATTGAACTGATAGGATGCAGTGGTTGTATCCTCAATCACAATAGTTTCTATTTTACCATCGACAGCAGAATTTCTTACATCTGCTACGTCAGTGTTAGTTTTCCAGTTTGCTGGTACAGGTATGTACTCAGCACTGTCAAATTTTATAATATCACTCGGTTTTATAGTATAAAGATATTTCCAAACATAACCATCACTTTCTAATCTAGGTTGTAGGTCAGTATGAACTGGTTCTTCTAGGGATATAACACCACCACCATTGTTTGCTGGAGCTGCTCCGTTGTATATACATTCATATACTCTGAAATCAGAGTTCATGACATAGAAGTTTGTTTTATACAAACTTGAAGAACTCGTCTGTGGACTCAATCGATTTATACTATAGTCAGGTCGATACATTTCATATATCGTACCTGTTGTCCATGAAATTTTTTTGATTACCCTCAAAACGTCGTTTGAAGTAATTTTTTTTCCAGATATTAGAGTGTCATAGATGTTATCATGTTCGTCAAAATTATCAATAGGTGCTGGAGTTGCTGTGTTCCAGTCTGATGCTACTGAAGTAGCATTAGGTAGTCCTATGAAAACATAATAACTGTTATCAGTCGTCGAAATTCCACTAACGAAATTCGTCGCATTCAATACTCTTATCTGGTCGGTGATGACTGCTGGCATTATTTTTGCAAACTATTATAGTTCGTAATTCTTATTTATGTGTTTCTCAGTAACAATTTTGCTGTCCTTTGAATTTCAGGAGCAGTTGATAATCCAGTTAGACCGTTCATAGGGTTCACAGTGAACGCCATACCTACAGCTCCTGTTGTAAATTTGGCATATGAATAAGCACCATAGAAATTACCAGCACCTGAACTTAATCCAGTTACGTTTACTCCATGACCTGATGCTATCTCAGTGAATACTCTGATTGTTGAACCTGCACCCACTCTCTCAATATTACTGACTTGGAATACACCGTCAACGCAAATTGTAGTCACACCAACAGTTGCTGAACCATCAGTTGACATAGCGGTAACACCATCTCCAATATTTGATCTACTTACTAGGAAGAAATCACCTGTACCAATACCAGTTTCAGTGTATCCACCGAATGCATTATCTCTTAAAGCTGAGTTGTCTGGTATAGAGAACTCAAACTGTAGACCTTTGGTAGTAGCACCTACACCAACAATAACTCCTTGGTCACCTTCCATAGATGCATTTTCAAAAAGTTTATGTGGATAAGTGAATGTAGTAGAACCAAATCCACTGTTATCTTTTTCGGTATCAACAATTTTGATACCAAATTCTAATGTATCAGGATCTTCAGTTCTTGTAAATCCAATTACACCAGATTGACCATACATGACAGTAGATGTTGTACTCACTCCAGCTATCAATCTAGTTGCAGGGAAAACTCTACCTGCATATATTCCTCTTGCCTTACTTACTTTTACACCATCAACAACCTTATCATCCTCTTGTTTTCTCCATGTCAAAGGTCTCAATGGTGTTTTAGCAGCAGTGATACCTTGTCCTTTGTATGTCGTTGTTTGTAATGTATCTCTTGATATTACTTCTCTTATGATTCTTGGATCTTGTTTTAGAATTGACCTGTCAGATGATGGACTTTCAATAGTTACAATATCACCTTTCAGAATTGATTCTACTGCCTCTGCATTTATGATGTCAGCATCAGTTCCACGATAGAATAAAAGTTGTAATGTAGCACCCTCTGGTGGTGCCTCAGTGAACTTTATTTGTGTACCACCATCAAACTCATATGCTTTACCTGGTTTTTGTAATACATCATTTATAAAGATAAGCAAGACATGATCCAAATCAATCGGACTACCTGGTATTTTTTCAATACTGATTGGTTCACCATTATTTGTTATTGTGAACTGTGTCTTACTGCTATTAAATTCATGTGAAAAATCATCTAGTATTTGGAATTTACCTAACACCCATCCTGAGAACTCATCATCACTTGTCCTAGTAACTGTGAATGTAGCAGGTGTAAAGTTAGTTCCAGCACTAAAGTTTGTGGGTATACCAGCAACTGTAAGAACCTCACCTGCTGTATAACCATATCCTGTGTTCGTAATCACTGGTGCTGATATACTATCACCTATACCGATATTGAATGATATAGAAGCACCCACACCAACACCTTCACTTATCAGTTTTATATCATCATAAGCATATGGTGAATCAAACTCAAGCAGTGGCACATTAGTAAATGTATAACCTACACCTGGCGTTCCATCCATAAAGACCTTTTTTATTCTTCCATCTTGTACTGAGAATGTACCTGCTGCAGATGTAGTAGGACTACCACCTATGACTCTTACCTTGAATTGTGTACCCTCTGATCTATATCCACCACCAGTGAATCCCATCGCTACAGTTATAGTACCAAAACCTGATACTACTGCAGTACCAAAACCAGTTTGTAATCGTTGGTATCCAAATCCTTGAGTATTACCAAGACCAGATATGATACCTTTTCTAGGTAGTCTGTTGGCATTTACATCAGATGTACTATAAGTTTCTGTTTGACCAGGTATATTATTACCAGTAAATCTTATTGACGTGATGCCTGCACTTTCAAGATAGTTGTAATCTATCTCTGGTTTTTGAAATACATTGTTTAGTAGTATAACTCCAAAATCAGTATTGATGCCAGTGATATTAGATCCATTACTGGTCATGGTAAATGTTTTACCAACACCTGTAAATTCCTCTGCCATATCATCTAGCAAAAAGTTACCTCTATAGTCAGATCTTATAAATGATCTTCCCTGAAACTCACTACCATCTACTATATCTGCAACAAGAAGACTAATTGTTCCTATCCCTGCAGATGTAAGTGTTATACCCACTCCTGTCAGTGCATCTGCTTTTGTTCGTGAGAATGAGAAGTCATTATTACCATTCTTGATAATGAAGTAATCTTGGTTACCTACAAGTGGTGCAGGTGGTGTCAATGATCTTACTTTTACTTGTGTCCCTGTGCTGAATATCTCAGTCAACGCTGTAAATCTACTTGCAGATACGTTTATTGCTGCAGAGGAAATTCCAATCTTCTGTCTCGTGCCACCAAAAGGTGTATCAGCAAAGTGTATCTTATTTTTTCTTATATTATAATCACCTCTTACTAATTTTACTGGATCATTGACTAAGTGTGCCTCTTCAGCTGTTCCCATCCATGCACGATCCACAAGAACATTATCTGCCATAGTACCAAAACCTATGACTTGTATTCTCATGATCTCATCACCCATCTTTATAATGTCATATTGACTGAAGGGTCTAGTATCGGAGAATCTTGCCTCACGATTGAACATCGTGGTAAGAAGTGTAGTCTCTACTCCTGTATTTTCAAGAAGAGGAGATTGAATTACATTGTCTATGGTGACAATACATTTAGTATCAAGTTTTTGTGATGTGAAACTCTGTGTTGTTCCAACACCCACAGTTGTAAGACCTATAGGACTATTTGATATTGCTAAGTCTCTGGTAGCAGCAAGTTTAAATTTATTTTCATCTAACTTTATAACAAATACTGATGATGGGAGTGTTGTCGCTGCACCAACACCATTTACACCATGTTGTATACCGACAGGTTTTCCATCATATGCTTCGTACGTTAGTTCTTCACCAGTAACATAAAAATGATTCTTTATAACAAACATATCATTACCTAGCAATACATTACTAGATGATCCAGAATCAAACTCATGAGAAAATAACTGATCACCTTTATGTGTCAGTCTAAATGAACTCTGAAAGCTTTCACTTGCAGTGTTGAATTGTTTATTGATTGATCCTAGTTGAAATGTCATTAGTAGGTTATGGTTGTGTTATTAGCATCAGAATCTGGTTTATCAATTTTTAATTCATGTGTTCTTACTGTGTATGCTTTGTTCGCTAATGGCAAGAACTTCAATTGTGTATTAATTGATGTTATATCTATGGAAGTATTAACCATATCTCGCTTCATTACATCATCAGTGTATAAGTTGTTGTATGTGTTGTATGTGGCATTACCTGCATATGAGTTAGATCCAACATAGAATGTTGAGTACTCATCATCTGTTGTATTGTGTATCTCAATTTGGAATTTGCATGTTGTATAGTTTGCATATGCTTTCTGAGATATAATCTGTTCACTTGGTGATCCGTTGGCAGGTATTTGTATAAATGAACTGTCAAGCATAGTATCACCAATAGGATATTCATCAACTATTCCTGAATTACCATGAGTCTGTGCAACACCTATTGCTCTAACAAGAGATGATACTGTCACTGCCATTCCAACAGGAGGTGTGTGTTGTAGTTTTAATACATTACTGACATTGTTGATTGAGAACGTGCCGATGTCTGTATCAGCATCCATCTTACCAGTATTAGTGAATACAACATTATTAGCACCGTCTGCTAACCATGTAAATTCATCAATCTCCTTCTCTCCATTAGGTCCTCTTGCAGATACAAGTATACTTCCAGATTTATACATGGTAGTATCTACCTCATCAACATCCTGTAGAGTGTTACTTACTGCAAGAGTCTTAGTAATACCCTTATACTCCATCAATCCAAATGCAGTGGATGCAACACCCACACCATTTGTAATAATTTCCTTATGGAATGTAATATCATAAACCAATGCTGAGTTGTTAGGTACATACATAACACTCGCTAGAGGTCCGTTTGTTTCAGTTATAAACTCACCCAAATCCTCTTCATCTGATAATTCTGAGTAGGTGTTGAGGTATGCATCTGTTCCGTCATGGAAGACAACAAACTCTGAATATTGAGTAGCATTGAAAGATATACCTGATGATACGTCAAGCACAACTTGAGCATAATATTTGATAGCACTGATACCATCACCTGCAGGTCCACCTGTCAACATATCAAATGTATCAAGTTCAACTGACCTAATAAGATTTGGATCGGAATAGAACTGAGGACTGATGTCGTCTAGTTCTAATACACGATTTGTTTTACATATAAGACCATCACCAAACTTACCAGATAGGAATTGTATTTCGTCACTTATATTCTCATCAATATTAGTATTCTCACTTACCAAGTCAAAGTTTTGTGTATCAAGAAGTGATGCCTGTGCATCAATCAATACAACTCCACCAGCACCTGATGATACACCAACTGGATTGTATAAATCTGTGCCTATTCCCACTGGTTGTGAGTTTATAAGCAGATCTGAGTGCTTCTTGAAACCTGCTATGTGAGCGAGAGAGTCAACTGGTTCACTCCAACTACTGATACCCACAAAACTCTTGAGTGAATATGCAAAACTCTGATAGTAGTCATTATCTTGAAGTCTCTGATAGAAATCATTGAGTTTACCTGTATCTCTTTCCCATCCAAATATTTTCTCAGATGATGTATCAAGAGTGAAGTATCCACCATAAGGTTGTGATGAATCTATTGTTCCACCTGCTTTGGAGAACTTACCAGTAATAACATCACCTGTGTTGAATCCTACAAGTGAGTCAACTCTTAGTATATTTCTTGTTTTTCCTTTACCATTTACAACATTCGCTTCAAATCCTGAAGATGAAACGACTGGTTCACCATTCAAGAATTTACTCTCTATAAGATTTACTTTGAATCTGGCAAGATCTTGATCTCTAACAACAACACCATATTTTTCTGTATCATGTATGCCAGGATCCCTATCAACTTCATAAGTTAGAGTTGCTTGGTTTACATTACCAAATGCTGTGTTCACACCTGTCAATGTAAATGTTTGATACTGGAAATCAGCAGAGTTATATCCATTACCTGTGGCAACACCTGTATTCTCTACAAATACCTTATCACCAACTTCAAATGGTAGTGGTGTGGCTGTGTTGAAACCTGTGATGGGAGTTTGTAGTCTGAGTGTTACGTTAGGTTCAGAATAAGTACAACTTATAATACCAACACCATTAGTATTGTTGACAGGGAATAATTCAACATCACCTGAACTAAGATTACCACCAGCAAATATAACTTTCACATTTGATACAGAACCACCTATAAGTTCTGCCTCAAATTCAGCATTTGGATTTATTGAATCTGTTTTACTATTGTAAACAACAAAACTTGGTGGTGTAAGGTAGTTTCTACCTGTAGATGTAATTGCCACACTATCCACAGCAAAGTTGTCCTTCAAGAACAATACCTGTGGTACAGCTGCTTGTGGTTGTAGTGTCAAATCTGATGGATAATCATATCCAGTATCAATCATCGCCACTTCATCTATCCCACCTATGTCTGAACCAAACGCCTTCAAATTAGCAGAAGATCCTGTAGTAGATGCCACTGATACCTGAGGTAAATCTTTATAACTTGATCCACCACCTTGTAATAATACTCTTGCTACTCCACCTCTTACATTTGTTGTGTTAGTAATATAAGAAATTTGTGATTCGCTTGAGTATCCAACTTTTTCAGGGACAGTGAATAGATTCCAACTAAAGGTGTTTGTATCTTTAGATAATATTGTGTGTCTACCTGTAAACTTACTTGCATTTACAAAAATCTTAGAGTGATCAACAATCTCTTTATTGATTTCTATTGCTTTCGTATTCTGTAAAGGAAGGAACTTATAGTATAATACCTCTGGTACACGATCTGTAAAATGAATAGAAGTTCTAGATCCTGAATTGCCAGGTATGCCTGTATTCTCAACTTCAATAGCAGATTTACCTGTACCTACAAACGGTTTCTTGAATTCTTGATCTAAGAAGAATACTAATTTTGTATTATCAAGTGATGCATCAGATGTATCAATATGAAGCGTGTCACCAGTGATCAATGATATGGGTGGGTTTATAGAAGAACCAATACTTACATATCTGTTGCCAGGATCATATGTTGCTGTGACAGAACTGGTTGCAGAAGAAACAACAGTAAGGTCAAGTGTGTCACCTTTATCAAATGTATGATTATTAGAGGTTGCTGTGACGTTGATTATTCTTAGTGTTCCTGTAACAACGTCTTTCTTAGTTCTAAAGAAATGTGTGTTTCCAATTCCCACATTAGCACTGAACATCACTCTATTAGTGTCAAATCCTATGTGTGTCTGTGAGGTTACAATACCAATAAGATTGTTGTCTATGACTTGAGCAAATACCTCTTCAGGTAGTGGTGCTGTAAACGTTGTGTTGACACGTTTCATCGCATCAGTTTGATACTTGACACGAGTACCACCATTAGGACTGTATTCTAATTTTTCTCCAGTTTTGAATCTATGATTAGGGAGGTAGATAGATCTTGTTGGTATGAATATGTCTTTTGTCTCATTACCAAAGAATGAAACTAACTGATTACCACCTCTTCCATTTACTGCAACTGTGGTGCCTATACCTACACCAAATGTGCTACCTGTGCCTACTACTGATTCAGCATTGAAGTAGTATGATCTGTCTTCTTCAGTTGTAAGATTGACTGGTTTATTGAGTTGATATGAAAATTCATTTTCTAATCTTGTAACTTTAGATCCAAATGTATGTGCAACACCTGATGTTCCATTCTGTGCTCTTAGCATCTCAAGTCTATTGTTCTTCACATCAAAGTTTACAATCTTGAGTTGCTCATTATCAATTTGTACTATATCATTGATTTTGAACTTATAACCTGTCAATACATCAGGTACCCAGTCTGATATGAGAACACTTGTTGTAAGTCCAGTGACATTGACAGATGCCATAGAGACACCTAGACCTGTGCTCACCTGTTTTAGGTTGATTTGTACGTTACGTGCAGCAAGATTGCTGTGAGTGTCGGTAGAAATGCCTACGATCTCAACAAATGAGTTGTCATCAATTGTTATTGGACTTGTGTGTATTCCTATAACACCACTAGAATTTGCAACTAAAACAATATCCTCAATCTCTGTAATTGTTGATGTAATTGTGGTAATGCCAGGTCCTTCAACGTAACTCACCTTTCCTATAGCACCGAATCCTTCTGTACCCTTATTATCAAAGACTAACTTGTCACCTACGTTGTAATCTTTACCTGAAGTGACAATGTTGACGCTATCAATTATACCACTCTTAGTCTGAGTAATTTTTGAGTTGATATTTGTGTTTCTATTTGCATTTGATACAAACTCATACTCCTTGATATTGTATGGTTGAGTGTTTCTTACCAATCCTAATGAAACTAAATCTGCATCTTGATTTGAATTATATGCTAAGTTGAATTGTTGTAACTTAGAATTGTAAGTATCTCCAATAATGTATGGGAATACTGGAGTTCTAACTCTGTTGAATGGAGATGTTGGGTTGATAATTACTGTATCTTCTACAGTTGTATAGTAAGCATATACACCGTTAGGATATTCAGGTGTTGCAGCAAATCTTCCATTATGTACATCAAGATCACCTGTGCCTTCAACATATGTAAAGTCTTCAACAAAGAATCCAGCAGGGTAGATACTGATATCAGGTCCGTCAACTCTTGAACTTGATAACTTACGATAACTTGACTCAATATACTTCTTCTTACCATCTACAACAGCATAAGGACCGTATATTGGGTGGCCATCATATGCAAAACCAAGGATAGGTGAGTGATCCTGTCCTACATCACCTAAGAAATTTCTAAGATTACGTGGCACATAATAATTTACATATGGATTTCCTAATTCACTATCTCTTGGTGTATCTAAAAATCCATCATCCTCTTTTACATCACCAAATTTTGCATATCTCTCAACTTGGTTGAGTGTCCACTTCTTGATTTCACTAGAGAATATAGCACCCTCACCTGGCGTTCTAGCAGTAGCAGTAGTTTTCTCTTGTGTATATCCAGCACCCTTATCAATTATGTCAATACTTGTTATCTCACCATTAGATATATTTGCTTTTGCCTTACAACCTATACCATCACCTAAAATTACAATATCAGGATTACTAAAGAAATCTTCTCCCCCATCTTTTACAATTATCTGATCGATACGACCATTTACTATAAACGGTTGTAAAAATGCATTCTTACCTATGGTAGGTTCAATTACTGGTTTATAGTTATCGTTGATAACAGTAGATCCAAAATTACTACCCTTTCCTTCAACATGAACAGATGAAATTTTTCCTCTTATTATAGGTGTAGCAGTTGTTATGTCTGTAAAATCAGTTTCAACTCTTTTTCTACCAAGAATAGAAATTGATATTGGAGGGTCTTGGAATATATGTGTACCTAAACCATCATCATCCAAACGTTTGAATGATGTCAATTCTTTTGTATCTGATAGTCTGAAATTATCATCATCTATCTTTTGAACAAAATATTCTGTATTGTTTGATAATCCACCTATGGCAGAATCAGTGGATGAATACTTGATTACTTCTGAATTATCAAATCCATGAGATTTTATATTGATGGTATCCGTGAATGTATTAATACCAATGCTTGTACGAACTTCTCTGTTTTTGAAGAATCCAGCATCTTCAACTAATATCTTATCAACCTTTAGTCTTCTGTCTACACTTCTAAGTCTCTGTATACCACCACCATTTGTAGTAAGTGGAATTGTGCCTATACCAGCAAGAGCATCTTCTCTATTATCTGCTAATGATATGATATCATCAGGATTTCTTTTTACAACAAAGTATGGTGCAGTATCAACCAATGTACCTGGTGTTACACCTATACCTATTGGTGTGGTTCCACCAGTTTCGTAAATTACTTGCTCACCAGCTTTGAAGTTATGTGGGAAGGGGAAAAAGAAGTCACTTGCTGGACTTGTTCTTACAACTCCTCCTGTAGAAGTTGCATCAAACTCTACAACTTGGTTGACAAACTTCATCTTTGCCTTGACTATGGCTGTAGTATTGTTACCACCAATAATTTTTACATCAGGCACCTCATCAAAATCAGAACCCTCATTAGTAATCAATACTTCTTCCAGTGCTCCTTCTACCTGTGCTATCACAGATGCACCTATACCATTGTGACCATCTTGACTGACAGTCAATCTAGGAGGACTGACAATATCATAGTCTGAACCTGTGTTCAATACCTCTACATTTTCTAGAGGACCGAAGTAAACAATATCAGACGACTTATATGAGTATGCTTCTACACCATTAGCGAATAAACCAACACCACCCTGTATAGTCTTATCTTTTACGTCACCATACTCAGGTTTATCAAACTTTCTTAGTAATTTCTGTGCACCAATATCACTTCCAAATAGATTAGAGGGTGTAAGAGAGTGAGATGTTGTGTTTGTAATATCAGTTCCTTCAAACGCTGTGAGGAATTGACCTCTTCTTACGTTCTCTCCTGTGTATGCTAATTTTACAGTATTACTATCAATTCTTTTGATGTAATATGCTTCTCCTTCATTCAGATTGGAGAGTGACACACCTGAAGAGGAATATACTACTAAATCACCATCATGGAACCTATGGTCAGGTACATTTATCTCTACTTGTGTTGTTGTAACACCAACATTAGTGAATCCTCTGATTCTTTTCTGAGGATCAATAATCCAATGTGGTAAACTATTTGATGCAACATATGCAGAGATACCATCAGTATATGTGTTCTGTATATCAGCTGTGTTTTGACCTTGTAATTTTATTTTTCTTCTTACATTATACTTTTTGGTTTCATCTAGAGTAGGTACACTGACTGAGATAAAATCGTCTTGAACAAAAGTTATACTACCATTCAATATAGAACTAGGATCATCTTGATCAATAACCTCAATTAGATCACCAACATATAGAGAGAAGTCTGCTGCTGCTAGTACAAAGTCATAACTGTTGGCACTCTTGAGTGTAAATGTCGCTACAGCATATGTTGATACTGTATTGTATAACCAAGTGCTATATGCTAGACCTGTTTCTATTCTACCAAGTTGACTTATATTTACATTTGAATCCTCTTGTTGGTTTATTGCACTACCCACGAATGAATTGAGCACACCAAGGACATTGAATGATACAGGTGATGATAATCTACCTTCTTCGTAAGATGTGGCGATAATACCCGACCTTACGGTAGATCCAATACCACATGGAGATGTCAATGTTGATATACCAGTAAATTGTGTAAGTGTTTTACCACTATAAGTCAGTTTCCTATCCTCGAATTGGAAAGATCCTGTTGCACCAAAACCAACTGTAGAATCAACATCTAATACAGTAGATCCACTGGTCGCTGACTTAGTAACAAATGTTTTTCCAACCTGTTGGAACTTACCTATAACTGTGCCTTTAGATAAAGCGATCTTATAGAAAACTTTACCACCCACAACTGCTTTCTCAACATTTGATATAGATCCACTTGTTTGTAGAGGAGTGGTCTCTTGTATCAAACTTTCTCCAAGAATTTTGAATGGATTGCCAGATAATAACTCACATAGTAAAACATCATTGACAATATAGTCAGCATCCGACGGACTCATGATGTATTTTGAAGGTTGAATCATTTCAACACTTTCACCATACAATACTTTGAATAATATCTTGAATGCTTCTTCTGTACCCTTAGATTTGTAGAAATCTTTTGCTTGTCTTATAAAATTACTCTGATCAACCTGATCAAATAATTTTCTTTCAGAAAAACCAGGTAATACTTGTTTCTTTAGTTTTTTTCTAAACTCAGCAAGAAATACATTACTTAGGTTACTTACTTTTGCATCAACAGCATGAGTTCCTACTCCAGTTCTAGTAAATGTAAGGAATTCTGGATCATTTGTTTTCTTATTATTTTCAATACCACTGAAACCTCTTACACATCCTGTAAATGATGTGGTGCCTATGCCTGTATATGTTATTATCTCATTGTCAATTTTGAGTAGACCATATGAATTTGGCCAACCCTTTGTAGATTTGACATAAATTGTATCTTGATAACCTGCTACAAACTGTGTAACTGAGGTAAAACCTATTAGATTTTCATTATTGAGAAAGTCAAGACTCTTGTACTCAACGAGGTTATCAGCGATATCAACTGATGCTCCTTGATATTCTTGAGAAATATAATATTGTTTTAGAAATTCACCGAAACGAGGATTTTCAGCATCAATTACTTCTGGTATTTGACTCTGAACAACCTCATTAATTTTTACTTTGGTCAATGATGTTTGTATCATTAGTATCCGTATCCACTACTGCTTGATGATGAGGATGATGTAGATGATGTCGAACTATCTATTGGACTTCTAGAAACAGTTATTCCAAGACTTTCTTCTCGTGTGTCATATATGGTGTCATGAGGTGTTGTTGTATGGAACGCTCCTACCATTTTCATTCCAGTGCTAGGATGTGTGTGGAACGGACCGTAGTATGGTTGACCATTTACATAACCAACCAAATTAGATCCAGAAGAGTTTGATGTGATGATAGCACCTCTGACTTTTGCTCCATTACTGTAACTTGACTGTGGATCGTATCTTGTACCAGATGTGTTTGCACCAGATGATATTGGATCCTCTTTCATTGTGAAGTTACTATTAGAAACATCAAATTGTAAGTACAATTCTTTTCTCGCTAGTACATCATTAGACTGTGGTATCGCCTGTATCTCAATTACATTATCAGATAACACAGTAGATGTAATATTCACTGTGTCAATTATGACCTCACCCTTCTTATAGTCCACAGATCCGAAGGATGATGATAATATCTTCACTGATGAGTCAGAATCGATTTGGAATAGGAATAGTTTTCCTTTATCTCCAGATGTATACTGATCAGAGAAGTAAACTGTTCCTGATACACCAGATACAGTAAATCCTGTTGATTTTACATTATAACTATCTTGATTTCTATGGAAGGTATTGTCAAAACATATTTCATATTGACTGAATACGTTTAGCACTGCAATCAAGTTTCTTCTTATCCTGATTGTAGTAATATTAGATGTGATGGAGTCACTTACTCTATCAATCAATGATAATACTTTACTGTATTTGAATCTACCACCAAACTTATTCAATTCAGTGCCACTTGCAAATAGGTTCATTGAAGATATTACATCTGATCTTAGATTATTGACATCACCAACGAAGTTTGCATTGAAGTAAACATAGCTATCAATTTCTACGTATAAGAACTTCAAGTCAATCAGTTCAGGCACAATACCTGCGACTGAATAGTTTTTCAATGACGTAAGTATTTGTTTCTTAGTAAAATTAGATAAGAATGATCCGTTCTTTGGTTTAGCAGCGATGAATACTCTACCATACTTGGGAGGTGTGAGTTCCTCTCCACCAAAAGCACTTATTGACTCGATGTTAGGATATACGGTAGGGATTATTGCTTCATAATCACTCGCTGTGACTGCTCTGTGCTGTGAAGAGAATAATCTAGGTGCATAGTACCTTACACTTCGTAGATCTTCAATGTTGTCACCATTTTGTGATGCAAACTGTGGTCTAAAGATAACTTCTGTAGATGTTTCTTCAATTCCGTCTTGATCTTGTATTATACCAGTAAAACCTAATCGATTTACACCGTTACCATTCTTACCCTCTGTCTTGATGTATGATATATCAATAACGTTACCACTTGATAACTTCTTACCAAAAATACCATCACCAAATAGTATTTCATACTTCTCATCTGTGGTCTCTTGTAGGAGGTATATGTTTGAAGTTGAGGTTATACCAATTATATTATCTACAAGTTTGTATTCATCGGATGATGTGCTTGCATTATTCTCCTTCACCTTTACTCTGATGGTAGATGTGTCAATACCATTATTAGGTAGCACGTATCTTTGATTAGGAAGAGAATCATCAACTACAAATCTTGATTCTAAGAATTGACCTTGAAATACTTCAAGAACACCATTTGCTACACCATTCAAGGATGTACCAGTTACCTTCTCTGGAATAGAGAAAAGATAATTTGTATTTGAAACAGAACCACTAGCAACGAGACCTGGTTGAAATATAATTGAAGTCGTTGTAGATGATATACCACTGATGTTGTAAGATACTGTGGTTCTCGCTGCTCTTCTTGATCTTGGAACATATCCTATATTTCTTGCAAGTGATACTACATTTTCTCTAAGTGTTGCACTGTCGATGAAGGTCTCATTGACGACTGCGTTAGTATTGTATGCAGTGGTATACGAATTATATGCTAACAGATTTACTATGACAGAAAGGTTTGACCCCTCAAAATCCATATCACTGAAGTTTGAGTTTTGTCTGAGGTAATCTTTTATCGAGGCTTTTATGTCCTCAAAATTTAGATTTGTAAATTGTTGCAGTGCCATTATAACCTTGTTGGTTCTAGAATAAAGTTGACAGATTGTGTAGGTGCACTCAGACCGATGATGTCATAAAATATTGTTATTTCCATTGAGTTTTCATCAGGTGTAGAAATAAATTTTACATCTGTAACTCTTGCTCTCGGTTCAAAGTTTTTTAAGGTGCTTACAATTTCAGATTTGATTGGATCAGTATAAGCAGAGTTTGCTAACTCAAATAAAGATCCTGATATATTTGTGCCAAGTAAGTCATTGAAAAATACTTCACCAAATTGAATACGAACTAAATTTTGCACAGAACGTTTGATAGCATCCTCATTTTTTAATGTAAGGATATCTTTTGTTACTGGATGAGTTTTGAAAGACAAGGAAACGTCTTTGAATCCTTGCGAAAACTTCTGTGCTGGCACTAATTCTTATAGTCTGGGTATATTTATCATTATTTAGAGCAAAAAAAAGACCCTCTACTGAGAGTCTTCTTCATGTCCTAGGTATCTGACCTCTATTTCGTCTGGATGAGGGAACCCTTCTTTGTAATAATCATCTGCTAACTCTTGCGTTATCTCTAACATTTCTTCCTCTGATATAGACGTGAACTCTTTGCTTCCAGCAATATAAATGTCATATAGATCCATATCCGTTATAAGTTGCATACGCTGTATCTATATGATTCTAGTTTTCTCGTGTCCGACTCTACATTGTGGATCTACCCATATTTCAAACCCTGCTTTTATCGCATCAAGACAAAATGATACATCCTCACCACACATATCTTGTACCTCACCTGAGTCAAAGACTTGCATCTGAGGAGCAAACCAAGGATACTTCATCTCTGCATGTTCAAATACACCCTTCTTGATGAGCAACCAACCAAATCCAGAATAGTCAACAGTAAATGGTTTACGTCTTTTTACAATACCATCAACCATCTCATGATTCATCACACCACCATTTTCTTTGAAATCATCTTCTTCCAACCAATGTGCACATGATGTTGTTCTACCATCCTCAGTTGCATACCAACCACCTGCAATATCTTTTTCCATTGCAAGAACACGATAGAATGATTCGTTTGAGAATACAATGTCACTATCAATCCATAGTTGATAATCATAGTTGAGTTTACCATCCCAAGGTAATTGATCAGGTCCTCGTAATACATTTGCACCAAGACACTTGCATCTTGCAAAGTTCACCATAGAACTATAGTCTTGTGCTATCTGTATATTTGCTCCGTTCTGTACCAACTCAAAACA